CACGATAACAAAATCCGAGCTATCGATATTCTTTTGATCTGCTTCGTCGGGGTTTGCTGTCGTGTCAAAGTCTGAATTAAATTCTTCCTCTTGTTGGTTTGTAGCGACTTTCCACCCACCACGCTTAACTCCCTGCCCCTCAGCCAGAGTTTCCGCCACAGAAGAGAAAGGTCCAAAGGCGCTTCCGTGGTACGTAAAAGCGCCATCACTCTTGGGCTTCGGCATTTTCTTTTCTGGAGATGAACCTGTAGGACTTCCGACTCCCTCCAAGATCTCGACATCAACCACTTCCGGCCCGTCTAAAGCATCATCAACCGCAGGAGTACTAGACTGACCAGGAGCTGGCGCCGGAGCTGAAGCGTTAGCCAATTTTGTTACCGCAGCAGGGGCTACCCTCGGCGGACCAAACTGACCTTTTTGTTTATCGGCCTGGATTGTGGGAGCACTGGTCTGACTGGGGAATAAAGCGTTGGTCTTAGACTTCTCTTGAGCCGCTTGCTCAGTCTGGGGAATAAGAGTGCGGGCTCCGCCAAGGCCAAGCTCAACCATACCTGGAACCATTTCACCGATAAACTCTGCCCAGGCATCAGCCGGATTGGACTCTTCACCAATCGCCGCACTTCCTGCAACTTCACCGGCCGCACCCAACATACCTTGTAGCGCCGCATCGCCGACTCCTCGAGCCGCCAGACCTTTTAGTCCTTTAGCTGTTTTGAAAAGCATCGAAGAAGGAAGTGCAACAGAGGCCGCGTCAAACGCACCAACCGTAACGCCCCGGCTAAGAGCCCTATTTTTTATTTCTTGAAGCTTTGCTGGATCTCGGAGGATAGCGGCTACCGCTTCGGTATCCTGAAGATCGCCAGCTTGCTCACGCAGGTCTTCTAAAATCTTTGACCCGCCTTCAACAAAAGCTGAACCCGCGCCAACGCCAGCCATAGTTGAAAGAAGGACGGCTTCTTTTCCACCACCCGCAACCCTAGTCCCAATACTTCCAGCTGCACCCATAGCGAGCCCAGGAATACTTGATCCCAAACCTTGAGCTGTAATAAGAGCCGCTGCTTCTGGGTTGCTAAAAATATTAAGAACAGGAGCTACCCAACCCTGACCCCCTGCTTTTTGGTACTTGAGCATGGAGCGAGCGATAGGCCGGGCTTGAAGTTCTCGCTCTTGTTCCGCCAACTCAGCAGCAGCTTCTTCAGGAGTATCAAGACCGTTGACCGCGCGAAGCGCCTTAGCTGCTTGCATTGAGGACGACATACCATTCACGAACTCGTCCTTCATTCTTTGGAAGGTAGACCTCGGGTCGGGCTGAAGATTTAAAGCTGTCTTAGCTGCATCAACCTCTTGCTTGGCCTGCGCGTATTGACGCATGTTGAAGTTGCCGGGCCTGAAAGCCTCGTCGTGCATGGCCTGCTCATACAGATTAAGAAGCTCTTCCTGTTGATCAGGATCGGCCCCTTTGAACTTATCGTTCTGAAGGATATCTGATAGTTGCATTACACTAATTATTTGGAGGGTGTATTAAAGAAATTGTTGAGTCTATCCATGGCGGACGGTTCGCCTGGCTTAGCGGCTGGCGAATTCATGCCCGGCATCATTGCCCCATTCAAAAGACCAGATTTCCCAGCAGCATTGATAATCATTGCCTGGAACATTTCTTTTTGCTCCGGAGCCATCATAGGATCAGCTGCAATAATACGGCCCAGGTTACCCATAAGGCTTGAAGCATCCCTAACCGACATCCTACCTGAACCGTACTCCGCGTCTTCCAACCGACTCTTGTCTGCCCCTTGAAGTTCCATCTTATATTGATCAACAATATTGGAATCAATCGCTTGAGATTTCGGATATTTGGCGCGATAGAATGCGATTCTATCTTTAATGTTTTCGATTTGCTGCTGGGGTATGGCCGAGGTTCCGCTTTGCACCAGGGTCGACCCAATCAAGGAAGCTAAAGCCATAGCGTCTTCGTTGCCTTCCCCAGTGAGTTTCTGAACTCGTTCGGCAAGATCTTTCTTAACGGTCTGGGAGGCGGCTATTACACCGCTGTTTGCAACCGACAACTGTGCTTTGTTCAATTGGTCTCGGAGCGCTGAAAACTGCTCGATCGAAGAACCCTCAAGAACCTCTGGCCTAAATGTGAAGTTTGCTAATTCCGCCTGGGCATTCATGTCGCCTTTGTAAGCGCGGGCATGAAGCTCACCGATAGTCCTAACTTCATTGTTCAAAAGCGACTGCATATCCATTGCTCGATTGTATTTGATCCTCTCGAGATTGGGCTGAGACTTTTCAAGAACACTTTGCATCCGCTCTAGAACACCCCATGACTCGCCGTCTTGCAGGGCTTGTCTGGCCGCATTGTCTTTGGTGGTCTGCTGCATTTGATTCTGAACTAAAGCCATCGTCTCCTGTGGTCGGAAACCATCGCTATTAAAATTAGGATTACTGTAGTTGCCTGGACGGAACAAGCCATCCGCATTCACGGCGCTAACATACTGCGCCGGTTGCATCTGCTGTTTATTAGAAGCTCCTAAGGCCATAAATTATCTCCCGAAAAGCGGTAGTTGTCCGGAACCTCTTGACCAAGGAGCCGCTGGAGAGAACGGGCTGAAGCTTCCAGCTCCGCCACCACCAAGGCCGGTTGCCTTCGGAATAGGAGTCGCCCCAAAGGCTGAAGATCCTCCACCGCCACTTGCTCCGTTGCTCCCGCCAAAGATTCCACCCAAGCCGCCAAAAAGATTGCCCATACCACCAAGCCCGCTGGAAGAACCGGCTGCGCCCCCACCAATACCGCCCAAGGCGGATACACCAGAAAGCAAGCCGCTGGCCAAACCACCAAAGCCCTGACCGCTGACCGCGCCTTCGACGCCACCACCCAAACCAGAACCAATCTTTGCGCCAGCCATCGTACCAATTCCAGGCGCGAGGAAAGTTCCAGCAATAGCTCCGATACCGCCACCGATAAGACTACCAAGCCCACTGCTACCTTTAGATTGATACTTCATCAGATCGTAGTTGTACTTGTTCATTGCGTTGGTGTTCTGCGTATTGGCGTCTGCAATAGCCTGTTCGTTCTTGATACCCGTGTTGTAGTACCGCTGTTGATTCTCGATGTCGTTATTGTACGTGGTCGTGTAGTTGGTCAGGTTCGTATTAAACGCAACCTCTTGATTCCCAATAGCCGTGTTAGCATCCTGCCGGGCTAGGACATCTGCTGGGCTGAACAAAAGATCCGTCGATTTGACGGGAGTCAAGGCGTTGGCGAGACCAAGTACGTTTTGATAGTTCTGAAGCCCTGCATTTTGCATGTCCATCGTGGTGGCTCCAAAGTCACGAGCCGTAAGATTCCTAGCCCTTTGACTTGAAGAACCTGCGCCGGAGGAGAAGTCCCTAAAAGCGGCACTACCAAACAATTGATCTTCTACATCTTGAGGGATATCGCCCCGCATCTGGGCTGAAACTATGTCAGCCGCAGACTTGAGGTTGCCCATAACCCCGGGTGCAACACCTTCAAGCGTGCGTTGGGCCGACTGATTCGCGGCACTAGAAAAACCTTCAAGGTCACCGAGGACGCTCTGCTGTTGCATGAAGTCCGGGTATGCATTGAGGTAAGAGCCAAGATCGTTTAGATCCAGGTTCAACAACTGACCAAGTTTCTCTAGATCAATCTGAGAAAACTTCGGTGCGACGAGTTCTGGTGGTTTTGGAGGACTGCTCTTGCCGCCCATATTACAGCCCCATCCTGGCTAGTCGGTCAAAGAAAGACGCTGGGTAGATCGACATACGATCAAAATGTTTATGTCTGGAAAAACCTACATGTGTAGGCCGTCCAAGGTTTTCAAATACCGGTTTAATCATGCGACCCAAACCCCCATGCAAAAGACTGACTGTCCAATCCACCCAGAGCAGCTTGCCGTCGGCCTTATGAGCCCAGCGATCACGAGCCTGCTCAGGATCATCAACTCTGCGAAACAAAGTAACCCCTTGCACCGCCTTGTATTTGTTTACATCCCGATCAAGAACAATGGCCATATTCTGCATATGCCACTGAACAGACTTCTCGGGCTCCTGGCAGTGAGGAAGCATGACTTTCACAAAATCGATAGTTTCCTGTATAAAGGGGGGATTGGCCGGGGTCATGTGTATTGTCATTATTCTGCCAGTAATAATATTAAGATCAACAACATTTTGAAAGAGAAGCTTTAACCTACGAGCTCCCCTGATTCATAAAAAATATGGACTGTTCTTAATGAATAGCTTGACTGCATGACTACTTCTTGACCGACCGGGGTACTACGCTCTGCCCATTGAAACACTGTGCCCCCGATAAACTTTTGTATTCCATCATACCTTACGATCACCACGCCAGACCCACCATTTCCACCAAAATTATCAGCATTGTAATGAGACCCCCCACCCCCACCGCCCCCAGAATTAGCGCCACCATTTCCACCCGCGCAATTAGCCCAGGCGCCCGTAACACCCGTCATTCCCCGCGAACCAGGACCATTTATCGAATAATCGCCGCCTGTATTGTCATTGCCAACAGCCCCACCGCCACCGCCACCTATGCCTCCAGACCCCCCACTGGTACTATAACCCGAGCCGCCCCCACCACCCCCAAACCAGAGGTTGCCAATAGTTTTTCCATATGGAGTTCCATCGCGAAGGATGTCGGTTTCTACCCCCTTGCCCCCCAGTGATGGGTTTGTGTAATAGGTAACTCCGAGCGAGTCAAAAACACCTCCAACTCGGCCCGCCCCACCACCACCACCCGGGTACCATTGAGTTCCAGAATTTGCCCCGTTAAAGCCTTGACCGGATGTTCCTGTGCCGGGCGCTCCTCCGGTATTGACGTTGGTCCCCCGCCCACCCGAACCGCCACCTCCACTACCACCATCGCCCGCTGGACTTGTTGCTCTGTCGTGACAACTGGCTCCGCCACCGCCACCTATGGCGGTCAACCCAAACGCAGACGAATTACCTCCGTTTGAGCCTCTTGGCTGGCCTACGCCAGCTGGAGCGCCCGCACCACCATTTCCTACGACTATCGAATGACTCCCGGGGGCCAACATAAAGTTACTGCCGGTTAAAACACCGCCGCCGCCTCCTCCACCTCCCATGTCAGATCCGCCACCTCCTCCACCCGCAACTATAACATAACGAACTGCAATAGGTTCGCGAGGCCACGAAAAATCCATAATAGAATTACGAACAGTTTTTACATTCCATATTCCCGAGGCAGAGGTAGAAGTAGAAGTTGGCACGTAAATTTCCATTAGCTTTTGTCTCCAGTCGGCATATCAAATTCAACCCAAGACAGCGTTGGCTCATCCCAATTGTAAGTCTTTCCGTCCGTCGGACACGGAGATGGGGCACTCCACAAGCAGGTGTTATCGTCTAACGTCCAAGAATCAAAAGGTTTAGGGGGTATAAAAGCATCTCTCTGCACGTCGTAGCTATAGCCGATGCCCACACAGTTTTTCTTACAAGGCACACCTTCTGGGTGACGCTCGTCACATTCCTCGTGAGTTGCTCGAACCCAAGAAGTTTTGTCAGGCAACAAATCAATAAAGTCTTGATCTGCGGCTATTACGTTTTCGACTATCCCCAGCGCGTTAATTTTTGCGAAGTGCGCCATATAAAATCAGTAAGCTATTGGAGCTGCAGAAACGGTAAGACGCCCAGTCTTATCCGTCGATTCTACAGTAAAAGTGCCAGAAGAATTGAACACATGTGTTGTCCATCCAGTTCTAAAAAGGCCAGTCGACGTCTGAATTTCTCCTCCGGTTGCTTGTTGCAATCCGTGATATCTAATTATGACCAAGCCTGAACCGCCATGAGTCGTAATTGGGGGATTTTGCCATGAGCATCCACCACCGCCACCACCCCGATTTGGTTGACCAAAACCGCCAATTAAATTATCCCCCACCTGACCTTGCGCCGTAGGATCGGTGTACAAAACGCCGTTGTTGTTCGACCAATACGATGTCCCGGCTGTTCCGGAGTTAACAGAACCACCTCCCCCTCCTCCTCCTTCAGCTTTTCCTCCAGTCGTGCTTAAGTATCCGCCCCCGCCACCCCCTGCTCCGAATCTAAGCTTACGACCATCACTTACCCCGGAGGAAAGCGTTAGATAAGTACTTGGGTTGTAACACCAATTCATAGGTTTTCCCCCATCTTGTGGAGAAGCTTGACTAGAACCGCCAGGACCACCTCCTCCACCCCCATAACGCTGCGTTGTTTGATAAAGATAAGAACCGGTCTGGCCTTGGCCCCCGCCACTAGTTGCAGTGTTACTATAAGCACCTGTAATATTAATTGGTGCTGTCTCAATGTAAGTACTTCCAGTCCATGTATACAGTTTTTGTGTATCGTCGGCCCGATAAATAAGAAAATCATAGCCGCTCGCAGGAAAATTTGCGCGGGTGGGATATATAGATGATGAGACTCCGTAGTTTATCACAAACGATCTCGGAACTTGATACCCAGGGAAACGTCGGATAAGAGAAGCACCGCCCACGGTGGTGTTATCAGACCCCCCGCCTCCGGAGCCGCCGTCTTTGCCTCGGTAATTCTTACGGTCAGTTCCTGTTATGTGGCTTCCTCCGCCACCTCCTCCAAAAGCAACAATACCATTAAAACTAGAGTCACCGCCATTGGTGGCTGGCGTATATTGCTGACCGGAGTTACCGCCGATACCAACAATTACTGGATAAGTACCAGGAGCCAGAAACATTCTTGGTTCACCTTGCTGGATGTACGGCCAAGTAGTAGTAATATTCTTGTTGTCCCAATTCGCTCTAACCCCTCCGCCTCCTCCACCCCCACCTATTACACCACCTCCACCGCCCCCTCCGACGACAACGAATTGAACTTCCAATCGACTGTCCGGCCAGGCACCTGTTTCTCGGTGTTTGCAAACATCTCGCATAGACCAAAGACCGCTTGCGTCCTCGGGAGAGGGAAAATGCATTAACTAATTTCCTCGTATGAACATACGGCTTCAAGCTGCGACGAACCGGAAGCTTGCAACGCCAATGTACTATCCTCCTCAATATAAAAAGTCTTAGAAAGCACGTCTAGGGTTGCGTTCACCGGAACCGTCATAGTGCTGGCAATACGGACGGCGGTACTTGCTCCCTTGGTAACAAATACGCTTATATTCGCGTTAACAGCTCCAGTTATATTAGTAACATAAAGGATGTTAATCTTGAATACTTTTCCTGAGTTAGCCGGGTTAGTTACTATTGCAGTTCTAGTAGCGGTACAAAACTGATGTGCGTTTTTTCCTGTAATAGTTGTTACGGTTACAATGTTTGGTGCTGCCATATATTTATCCTCCAAATACGATTGCCATAGCAATCGATTTTCCTGCTGTTGCTATTGAATTAGCTAGTGTTGTGGTTAGATTCGCTGCCGAAATTGATGCGTCTGGAACCGTGATTGTGCTGGTTGACACTGCCGTGACTCTTCCCTTTGCATCGACCGTAATGGTCGGAATAGCCGAGGTGCTTCCATAATTCCCGGCTACAACTCCTGAAGTAGCTAAAGTAGCCGTGCCAGTTACGTTTGCGGATCCATTAAACGAGGCAGATGTCCAGGTAACATCTCCTGTCATCCCAATTGTTCTTCCTGTGGCTAGTGTTGAGGGCGCAGCGGGTGCATTGGTACTAACACCCGTAACTCTTCCCTTAGAGTCTACCGTAATGGTCGGAATAGCCGAAGCGCTACCATAGGCTCCAGCTACTACGGCTGTGTCAGCTAGGGTCGCAGTCCCAGTAACATTGCTACTACCATTAAAAGCCGCAGATGTGTAGGTAACATCTCCTGTCATTCCGATTGTTCTTCCTGTGGCTAGTGTTGAGGGTGCAGCTGGTGCATTAGTACTAACGCTCGTAACTCTTCCCTTGGTATCAACTGTAATAGAAGGAATAGTAGATGCGCTACCATAGCTCCCAGCTGTAACCCCGGTAGTGGTTAAGGTCGCAGTTCCAGTTACATTGGCGGAGCCATCAAAAGACGCAGATGTGTAGGTAACATCTCCTGTCATTCCGATTGTTCTTCCTGTGGCTAGTGCTTGAGCCGTGTCGGCAGTATCAGCT